AATGTTATTGGTCCTCCACCAATATCAAGTTGGGCTCTCCCGAAACAAATACCTGTAGTCGCTGCATCACAAGCATGTATTGGTAAAATACTTGCACCTTCCCCTGTATCTGGAATTATGAATGCTCTTACATCTCTTATCTTACTTTCTGTCAAACCATGAGCAATAGACACACTTAATGTTGTATCCATATTCCAATCACCAATATCAATAACCTTTGTTCTGACTCCAATCAGTGATTGTAATGCTTGTATGAACTGGAATCCTGAATAAGCATTATCTGGTAACCCATTAAATGGAAGCCCAGCATCAAACATTAATTTTTCAAAAAATTGTGACCAATCACCTACAAGATTTTCATCAACGGGAGTTCCATTGTTTGAGCCATCATCATCACGAACTCGTCCAAATATATAGTCTGAATCTGGCGGATTTACATTGGTTTTATTTCTTATTGCGCGTGCCATAATTTATACAAAGTTAATTAAAATAAATGCTACTGTTTGGGTTGGCTTTAATTTCAATACAAGTTGTCTGAACTCATCTTTTCTATCAACGTTAACATTAGCATAAGTTCCATTGGGATTTCCTCCAATATAGAAAACGCTTCGTGTATTTGCCCCTACGTTAAAAGTTGAATCCATATCTTCATCAATATAATTCACAATCATAGGAATAAATTTTCCACCTAATTGAAATTGGCCTAACTGCCTTTGTCCTAATTGAAATGGAACAGGTGAAGCTCCACTACCTGTTTCATAAACATATACATTAAACCCTGCCGCTTGTAATTGTCCTTGAACGTATAAATAATTCTGACGGGCTTTGATTGTGCCAGGATGATTCATCTTGCGTTCAATTGCTAACTTTCGATCAGAAAGAGATACTGCACTGTTAGTGATTAATCCTAATCTACGCTCCCAATCAGTTGCATCATCAGTTGTGAAATTATCATTATCAGGCAAAATAGAATTCAAAATAGCAACAGCATCATTGTATGCACGAACTTCACTTGCTCCTAATCCAGCATGTAGTTTCTCCCATGCTCCGTTTATTGGAATACTAAAAGCTCTACCCGTTGGATAAAGCTGTTTTGTTATCTGAAGTATTGTATCAATTAATGCCATTACGAATAAGTGATCGAATTAAAATATGGAATGTTTCCCTCTATAAAAGTATAGCTACTATAAGGAACCGAAGCAACCGAAAAAGCAACTGATCCGAATGCACTTCCAGGAACAGCTACAAGGATTACTGAAATAATTTGATTCACATCCAAAATATCATTCTTGTCAGCAACCACATCCGCAGCCGCTACAAATGGTCTAATTGCATCCACATGGGCTTTAAGTGCATTGTAAATTAAAGTCTGTATCGCTGCCGTCAATCCACTATATCCATAGATTACAATATCTACATTCATTACCGTTACAGGAAGGTAATTAACTGCATAGACTCCTAACGGCCTTCTGCCTCTTTCGTTCAATGGCTTGCTTGTCTCAGGATCAAACTCTACTACTGCTTGCACTGCCGTCAGCAATGCTGCTGACGGAGTTCCTTTTCCATCCGTTGAATCCGCAAGCGTAGCTTCTACATATAAATTTATTTCATTAGCCGCTCCGCTCTTAGCATAAGGATAGGTATTTTCTACGCCCTGTGCATCGAACGCCCATAAACGGTAATCTGTTGCCGCTCCTCCCTGTGGTTCCAACTGATAGGCTTCTATTGCTTTCTGACGGTATGCTTCAATAGTCTCTCCATCCAATGCTTCAATGAATGTATTTACAACAGTGACCGATGAATTAACACCTGCTATTGGGGCTGTAGCACTCATGGTATCTCCATTGCTCATTCGTCCAGCATCTCCTGAAGTAAGTGCCCTAAGTGTGATGGTATCACTTCCAACCAATGAATAAGCTACATCAAGTATGTAAAGAATACCTGGATTACTGGAAGTATCATCACTCTTAAATGTAGTATTCGCTGCAATGACAGAACCTACCGTTCCGGTTACAGAAACAATATATTGTCCAGCTTGTGCCGCAAATGGATATCTCCCCAATTTCACGAACCCAAATCTCTCAAGTGTTCCTCCAGATGCAATCGGATCAGCCGTATCAACGAATATGTTTTTTTGAAGATTAGCTATCGAAAGATAAAATAATTTCAATTTAGCCGCTTGAACGTATGCTATCGCCCTCAATGCACTTTTGGCAAAACTTGGAATAGATGAACCATAAGCTGCTTCCAAATCTGAAAAGATTGAAGTAGCTAATTGCGATAGTGTGGGTATAGTAATCATTATCCAAAAGTTGAATCAAAAGTATAATCGAATATACGATCTCCAGATGCGGGAGGATTTCCAACCGATAAAGGAACAAGGCTTAATTCTTGCATAGTCGCATCCCAAATAAAAATCAATGTGATGCTCGATAAATTGTTCGGCTTTAAAAGCGTAATCAAAACTTCCATTCTGTCATCCGAAACGACTTGTGTCTGCACTGTCACTTCTACATAACTACTCATCACTGAAAGATCGGCCTTAATCGCGTTCTCAATTAATATCCTTCCTGAACTTGATAATGGATTTTCTAAAAGTGCCCTTTCTGTTTCTGAGTTGTATTGGATCAATGTATCATTTGGCATTAATAAATTATTGCCCCACCAATCAAATGCTTGTTGGGCACTATCTCTTGTGGTCGGAGTTGACGCTTTTACATTTCCTCCGAACATAGCGAGATAAGGAACATTCTCAAAACCGAATATCATTTTAAGATCATTCGTGTTCTTTACAAGCTCTCCTCCGTTGCCTTCTTCTATTAATGCTAAATCCATTTTACCAAGGACTCATTGTGGAGCCTCCATTATTTATTTTCACATAATCTTTATCTGTACTTACTTTCATTCCTTTTGGAGCATTCTCAAAACCAATTGTTACATTCTGTTTTTGCGTCTCTAAAACTTTATTGATATACTCCTCTCTTGTTGCTTGAGGTGGAATGAATAATTGCTTGTACTCTTGAGGAACTTGTTCAGGATTAAATCCGAATTGCATAGAAGGATATTTTGAATAGATTCTTTCCATCCTTTTTTCTTCAGCACTTTTTTTATCATCAGGATTATAATTCACATCAATTCCTAATCCACTTCTTATATTTTTAAACAATCCACCAACTTCCATCCCTGTAAGCCTACCAACTAATTCCGTCAATTTTTGTAGTGGATATAAAATCATATCCAACAACATGACATAATATTTTAGTATAGCCCCAATCACATCTCCTTCTTTAAATTTCTTTACCACTTGATCCCAATTGTTTCCAACAGTATCAAATCCCCAAGCAAGAAAAGATGTAGCCAATGTTAGTGCTGCGATAGCAGGAAGAAGCACTCCACTGATAGTTGCTGCCGCTGTGAATAACCCTGCATTCCAAGCTATTTGTAAAAGTACAATAGCCCTATAAATACTGAGTATTACTCCCCATCCAAGGATCAATGCCTTTAGTGCAACAAGTCCTGCCACAACATATCCGATAATTTTCAACCATGATAACCATGTCTGTGCTTGCTTTACAATCTCATTATTCATGTAAAGTAATTGATGCCTGGCATCTGGAGTATCAGTTATGATAAGAAGTATTGCTCGTCCTATTTTATTCAAGTTGGTGAGCCATTTTGAATATGCTCCGGTTCCATCTTCAATTGAAAGAATTAATCCCTGATATGCTGCCTTCAATAATGTCAATGATCCAATATATGTATCAAGTCTTTTTGCAGCAATGAAGTCTGCATATCCTTTCGTTACGCCAACAAGTTTATCCGTCTCTGTTCTTACAAACTCTAAATTCTTAGCAAGTATAACAGCAGATACCGCAGTCCTTCTTCCGAACTTATCAGATGAGGCCACTAAAAGATTTTGCTTCTTTAAAATATTCCCAAGGACTTGTTGAAATGTATGTCCTTTTCTTGCGCTATCCAATAAAATGTTTCTAAGGGCTGTTCCACTCTGAGAAGCATCAATACCTGAATTTGATAAAGCTCCAAGAATCGCTACTGTCTGTTCGA